TGGCAGCTTTGCCCGGTCGGATCGCCCGACGGGTGTGGCGACGCGCGTCGTCGTGATCGATAAGGACTAGAGCACAAAAGCGCCCGCCGCACGGGAGAGATGCGACGGGCGCCCAGCAGGAGCAACGCAGCGGGAGCAACGGCGCTGCGCTCTGAGCCTAGCACATCCGTTGCACCTTCGTCAAATGCACAGCACAGGAGCATTCCCATGAGCACCACCCCACGCCGCCGCCGGAGCCGCCGTACACCCCACGCCTTTACCCAGCGCACCAACCTGGTCGGGCCGGTGGGACTCGCAACCGCGATCATCCTCCAGGCCCGCCGCGACGCCGAAGCCGGCAGCCCTTCGGCCCGTCGCTGGCTGGCTGAGCAGATCGAGAGCTTACCCCCGCCCGCCTCCGTTCGCATCTAACACCCTCCATTGCTCGTCCTGATGCGCCCCGGCGAACCGGGGCGCTTTGTATGCGAGGAACGCGCGCGCACAGCTAACGCGTGCGCGCATGCGCGAGGACATGGCCTATAACGCACTGTACGGGCTTCTGGCGCGTCGATAGTGCTAATCGATAGATGACACTACTCCCGCCCCTTCCGCCCGCCTCGTGCCGTCCTGGGTGCCTTCCTGGGGCGGTTCTGTCTATTCCCCCTGGCGCGTGTCTGTTGGATATGGCGTTCAGGGGTGATCAGCATACCCCCTGGGGGTATGCACGCCGGGAATATTGAACATACCCATGTAAAGACTCTATTGCATATTATTACATGGGTATTTTCATTATTCAGCCGAACTATTCGCAACACGAAGCATCGACCTGTGCCGCATCAGTACGCCAGATCGCATTCGGCGAAGGGGTATCCCGCCGAATCGGGTGGTTTTGGGGGGGTGGATTTTGGGCAATCTCCAGCAGAGGGGGTTGACTTCACGGGGCGGAGGGTGTATACTTGTCATATGCATATGACAAGCGTCTGACGTGAAGGGAGATCACCGATGGCACGCACCACCCGCCAGTCCACTCGCCGAGAAGCCCGTGTCACGTTCCTGCCCTATGAGGCTGACCGCAGCGCATGCGGGATGGTGCGGGTGGTGTGTGAGGCGCCCGGCGACTACGCCCTGTATGTGGGCAACGCGTTCGGGGGTTACTACCCGAGCAGCGACGCAGCAATGGCGGCCGGTGGTGCGAAGCTGGTAGCGCTGGCGCAGCAGGCGGCATAGCAGAACAGCGTCTTAGGAGCAACGAGCAATGACACACACACTCGACATCACCCACACCGAACGACTCGCCCGCCGTGCCGTTGACCGGGCGCGCGCCGCCTACGACGCAGCGGCCAGCGCGCTTCAAGAGGCGCAGATCCAACTGAGCGCGGTACTCGACACGGTGGCTGCGCTTCAGCCCACCGTAGACGGCGACGGCGATCTGGCGAACCGACTCGGCGAACTCACCGGCGGCTGCTGGTACGCCGACAGCGACGGCATGGCCTGGTGTGGAAGTCCCTACCAGGTCGCCGTGTACACCGTGCAGCCGAGCGAGGCCCAGCGCGTCGCCGATTTACTGGGCTACATCTGGCGCGGCCCGATGCGCGCCGAAGGGCCGGGCGATGCGGACGTGCTGATCCCAGGACACCTGTACGTGTTTGGCCTCGACACCACGAAGAGCCAGCGGGATGACGTGCCGGATACGTGGGATGCCCACAAGCACTACCTCGTGGAAGGTACGCCTGTGCGCAAGCAGGACAATCAGCGGGCGGTCGAAGGGTTGGGGCCGGTGTTTATCGCCTGGAACTAGGGAGCGCAGCGGGGCCGGTGCTGTGCCGGCTCCCAGGTAAACCACCACCGAGGAGCATATGAGCATTCAGCAAGCCATTCAGGAGCGGATCACGGAGCGACAGGCGGCAGAGCGGGCACGGGAGCGCGCCGCCCGAGACGAGAAGCGGGCAAAGCAAAGCGCAGAACTGGCTGAACTACGCAAACGGATCGGCGACTTGATCCCGAACGACCTCCAGTCGGCATTCACACCGCTGTACCTGGACGAGTACGGACACAACGCTTACATCAACACGGCGGATGGCGTGCTGCCGGAAGGGGTTCCGTTTTGGGTGCGGTCTGGAGACCATCGCGGCGGGACTGGTCTGCGCCTTTCTGCGCAACACGTCGCCGGTGCTGAGACGTTCCTGCTGTACGGCACATCGGACGAAGTGCGGCGTGTTGCGATCCTGGACGTGCTGGCAAGTGTGGATGAGACCATTCGCCGCATTGCCGAACGGGCCGCCCAGTATGCCGCCGAGCTTGCTGCGGCGCAGGCGGAGGACGCCGCCGCTCGGCCCGTCTATGAAGCAGCCGTGCAGGACGCACTGGCGCAGTGCTGGCGCTGGCCTGACGGGGTGACACTCACGCTCTACCGCTGGCGCTGGTGTACCGCACCGGCCAGCGACACCGAGTGTGCCGAGTATGAGCACGCCTGGAGCCTGCACGACACGTTGCAGGACGGGTGGCTGCACCGCGCCAGCATCAACGTGCCGATCCGCATCACGGACGCCAGCCTGCCGACGATCGAGCGCTACGCGTTTTCCAGCCTGAAGGACGCCTACAACGCGGATCTGGCGTGGAGCACCGGCCTGGAGGTTCGTGGCTTCACGCATGTCCCGAAGGACGGGCGGCAGTATTTGCTCCGCGACCCTGAGCAGGCGATCTACCTCAGTTCGGACTACGGCGATACCACCGTGCCGCTGAAGGCGGTGGACTGGCTGCGGGCGCTCGTGGACGCGGCGGCCGGTCGTTAGGGCGATGCGCAGACGGGGCCGGTGCTGTGCCGGCTCCCAGGTTACACATACGCAAGGATCACTGCTATGAGTGCTATTAAACCATTCACCGACCGCAACGGGCGGCCCATCCAGGTCGGCGACACACTGGAATGGACAAGCGGTGCAGGACTGCGGGTGCAGTCTGTCGTGACGGGCTACAGTGAAAACGCGAACGAAAGAGATCCCGATTTTTGGGAGCGGATGAACCTGCGGCTGCCGGATGGGCGTCCGGCGTATTTCTTCCGTCATCAAACGGCACCGATGATCTCTGCTCCAGGGCAGCAAGCGACGGCGTGAGGTTGCTGATGTGGTCTCGACTAAATAACCCGCGTGGTCTCCGCATGTGGGTGCAGGCAGTGCAGCGCGTCTCGATGCGCCTGCGCATCGCTCGACTGAACGCCACGGAGCGCCCGCGCACCATTGACCTGCCCAACGCCGTGACCCGCCTGCACACGGACGGGAGCGAATGGCGCCGAGCGCTGGACGGGAAGCCCTACATGGTGCGCTTCCCGACGAACTACGACACGCCCGAACTCCGGGCGACACTGCGCCAGCGCGCGCCCGCCGCCGCTGCGGGGTGGGCACACTTCGGCGTGAACAGCAAGGAGTTGTAACGGTGGGAGACAGTAGCAACATTGAATGGACAGATGCGACCTGGAATCCGTTGGCCGGCTGCACGCCGGTGAGCGAGGGCTGCCTGAACTGCTATGCCGCCGGCATGGCGCTGCGCCTGGAAGCCATGGGGCAAGCGAAGTATGCGGGCACCGCAAAGCGGGTGAGCACGGGGCGCGCTGTCTTCACGGGCGTGATCAACATGGACGACGCGAACCTGACGCTGCCGTTCCGGTGGAAGCGGCCACGCCGCATCTTCGTGAATAGCATGAGCGACCTGTTTCACGAGAGCGTGACCGACCGCCAGATCGACCAGATCTACACGGTGATGGAGTCCGCGCCCTGGCATACGTTCCAGGTGCTCACGAAGCGGGCGCAGCGAATGGCGGAGTACACGAACCGCCGCTATTCCAAGTTCGGCCCGCGCCACATCTGGCATGGGGTCAGCACCGAGCACCAGAAGGCAGCGGATGAGCGCATTCCTCACTTGTGTGAAGTGCCGTCGCCTATTCGCTTTCTCTCTATGGAACCGCTGCTCGGGCCGGTGAATATCGACCGGGCCATGTACGGCGATCCGGTCGGCCGTTCAGGCATGAACGCGTTCGGCTTCACGGATGGATGCGGATACGAGGCGATGCTTCAGTGGGTGATCGCGGGCGGTGAGAGCGGCCCCAAGGCCCGCCCGCCGAACCCTGACTGGTTCCGGAGTATTCGAGATCAGTGTGTCGTCGCTGGGGTACCGTTTTTCTTCAAGCAGCATGGCGAGTGGGCGGAACCGGAGACCGTGTCCCGTGAGCAGTGGACTGAACATCACGACTACGTTGACGGTACGTACATGATGCGCGTCGGCAAGAAGGCGGCCGGCCGCCTGCTCGACGGGCGCACCTGGGATCAGGTGCCGTCATGAGCGACGCCCCGCGCATCCACCTGGACGCCAACGAACTGGCGACGGCCATCCGCATCGAGTTGGCGCTGGGCACCGTGGTGCAGCCTACACCCCTTCCGCCCGCGCTCCAGCCCGACGACGCAGAGACGCGGGCACTCATCGCCGAAGCCGCCCGTCAAGTGCTGGACGACCTGCGCCGCTACCGCCAGTGGGATCGCGGCAACCCCTACGGCTGGCGGCCCTGGCACCCCGGCTATGCCCATGCGCGTTTCCTTGCCCGCGTCACCCCGTATGCTTTGGGGTTTGGTGTGCTGTTCACCGTGATCGGGGTGCTTGGACTGATGGGGGTATTCGGATGATTCAGACGCATATCCTGCTCATCACTGTAAGGCCAGACGAGAGGGGGATCGTTTCAGGCATTCGCATACGAAACGCGTACTCGGAAGAATCGGCTATAGGCCTTGCGCTGAAGGCGCTCAAAGAAGAGTTTCCGGGTGCCCTCAGTTACGACGTAGATCACATGAAGACCCTGGATCAGGTCGCCCAGGGCATGCCGCTCTACCTGAACGGTTCACCGATTGAGGTTCCGTCATGATCATTCTCGACATCACCGGCGATCTGCTCGACGGACTGGACGCAGGCACCGAATGCGCGTCGTGCGGCAACCCTGGACAGCGCTGCACCCAGTGCAGCACGCCGTTCTGCATGGACTGCTACCGGCGCTACGAGTGGCAGGCCGAGAGCGTGCTGTGCTGGGTGTGCCAGAACCAGGCTGACCGGGCATGGCTCCGTACGATGGACGTGCCGGGCGGGCCGCGCCGGGAGCCGCGCACGCCGGTGCGCCACCAGCTCTACACGCTGGGCTACACCGGATGGAAGCCCGCGGCCCTTCAGGCGCTCGTGGCGGAGCGTGGCGCCGTCCTCGTGGACATTCGCTACCGGGCGTGGAGCCGCGCACCCCAGTGGCGGCCGGACGGCTTCCGCGCCCTCGTGGGCGGCGCGTACGTGGGCATGAGCGCGCTCGGCAACCCGAACTACAAAGAGGGCTGGCCGCTGTCCCTGACGCGGCCCGAGGCGGCGCTGCCGGAACTGCGCACGATCCTCCAGGAGCGCCCGGCCATCCTGCTCTGCGGCTGCCAGGACGTACATAGTTGCCACCGGCGCGTGGCCGCCTTCTGGCTGGCGGATCGCTTCGGGTGTGCCGTGACGCACCTGGAGCGCGACGGGGCGCATTGGAGCGAGGTGTCGGATGCCCGTCGATAACTGGGCGCTGCCTTCTCGTTCCGCCCGCCCTGCGTCTTGCCGTGCTGCGCATCAGCGCCTACGCGGCATGGCGCTGGCTGGGCGTACATTCGCATAGCTCGGCGCTGATCGGGCTGGACATCCCGCGCTTGCCGTCGCCGTACAGCGCGACCGATGCACGGGCCTATCACGCTCGGCTGCATGGCGGGCGTACGAAAGGAAAACGACGATGGAGCGGGTTGAACTGAAGAACCTGAAGTCCGGGGATCGCTTTTGGGAGTGCGGGGCACAAGGCAACGTCGAATGCGAGGCACTCGCAGACGCGGAGATCGAGGGCGACACGGTACGGTGCGAGGTGAAGATCCTGCACAGCGGTGAGCGGCGGTTGTTCGGCGAACGGCTCGGCCCTGCATACAGCGGCTACGGGCTGAACCTGTACACCGCGCCGGCCTACGCGGGCGTGCCGACGTTGCATGCGCCTGTGGTGATCACCGAAGGGCTTAGGCTTGCTTTGATCAGGCGGTTGGCATTACACGAGTCGAATGTGTTTAAGTCAGGGCGCAAAGCTGACGACAAGGCTTCTTCTGCACTCGTGGCATTCGAGGCGAAAATGTCCGCGATTGAATGGCAGATCCGAATAGACGAACTTCAGGAGATCGCACGGCTGTTGGGTATTGACCTGTCTCTAGGGGCTGAATTTGACGAATTGGTATAACAGGGAGTGAGTCTCATGGATCATGACGACGTGTTTGTCGCGGGGATTGTTCGGATGGCGCAGACTGGGTACGCAACAGAAGGGCGCGGCATGATCGTAGCCATCACAGATGAGCCGTTTTATGTTCCGATGACACGATTCGACTCATTCCGAGATCAGGTATTGCGGAGCCTTGACGCAACGGAGCTTGCGGAAGACATCTGGCAGATGATCGAACAGTATGAACCTTCGACATCGTACGTCGCTCTAATCAGCACATCAGATACAGATGACGAAGGTGTTATCAGTATCTTGCCCGTGGTACTGAACATTGGCGGCGCTGCGCTTGCGGCATAGACAGGCCAAAAAGCGAACCGCCCGAGCGATGGCGGCGCTCGGGCGGTTCTTCGGAAGGCTTTTCCCGGTGTGACCACAGTATAGCACACGTTTGCAAACCCTCAGCGCATTGCTGAGGGTTTTTCATTGGATGTTCATGCTATACTGTCATTTGCATCAGACATACGCCCGTAGGGTATGACGCCGACACCATGAGGGTTGTCTGCACTATGAGGGTTTAGCGGTGCAGTGTCAGGCCAAAGCAAAGTCTAGTGGGAAGCAATGCCAGCGCAGAGCCGTGAGCGGGCGGCAGGTGTGTACGGTGCATGGCGGCAAGACACCCGTGGGCGCGGCGCTCCCGCAGTTCAAGACGGGCCGCTACTCCAAGTACATCCCCGACCGCTTAGCCGCCCGCTACCAGGAAGCGCAGGACGATCCGCAACTCCTGGAACTGCGCGCCGAGGTGGCCCTGATCGATGCCCGTCTCGCTGACCTCTTAGCCCGTGTGGACACCGGCGAAGCGGGGGCAGCGTGGCGACAGGCCCGCGACCTGTGGGTCGATCTGGCCGATGCCCGAGGCGGCCCGCACGAGGACAAGCTCTTTCACGAGCTTGGGCGGGCACTGAAGGCGGGCGCGGCGGACTTCGCGATTTGGAACGACGTGCAGAGTACGATCGAGCAGCGCCGGCGCCTCGTGGAGTCGGAGCGCAAACGCCTCGTTGAGGCGCAGCAAACCATCACGGTTGAGCGCGCCATGATCCTCATCGGCGCAATCAGCCACATTCTCCAAAAGCATGTCACAGATCGCACACAGTTGGCTTCCATCTCCCATGACATCCGAGCGCTACTTGGCCCTGCGTCTGGCGGACACGCTGGCGCAAGCAGCGACGAGCCAGCGCACGGATGAGCAGGAAGCCGAATGGCAACGGTGCAAGGACGACCGGGCCTACTTTGTGGAGCACTACGTCCAGATCTACAACGCCACGATTCGGCGCTGGGTGCCGTTTACGCTGTGGCCGGCGCAAATCGACGTACTGGCGGCGCTCCCGACGCGGCAGAAGGTGTGCCTGCTCAAGGCGCGGCAACTCGGCATGACCTGGCTGGTGCTGGCCTACGGGCTGCATCAACTCATTTTCGACCCGATTGCGACCGTGTTGCTGTTCAGCAAGCGAGACGATGAAGCCATGGAACTGATCCGCCGACTGAAGGGGATGTATGCGCGGCTGCCCGTCTGGATGCAGGAGCGGGCCAACGTGAGCAACGATCACGTTTGGCGGCTCGGTAACGAGTCGGAGGCGCGGGCGTTCCCCACGACAGGCGGCGATAGCTACACCGCATCACTCGCCATTGTGGACGAGGCGGATCTGATCAACGACCTGGAGGGGTTGCTGGGGTCGGTCGGCCCGACGATCGACGCGGGCGGGCAACTTGTCCTGCTGAGCCGCGTCGATAAGGACAAGCCGGGCAGCACGTTCCAGCGCATCTACCAGTCCGCCGTGAAGGGGCTGACTGAGTGGCTGGGGCTGTTCCTGCCCTGGAGTGCGCGGCCCGACCGCACCGAGGCGTGGTACGAGCAGCGCAAGGCCGAGGCGCTGGCGAACGAGGGCAGCCTCGATAGTCTGTACGAGCAGTACCCGGCGACGCCAGCGGAAGCGCTCTCCCCGCGCAGCAAGGACAAGCGGTTGCCGGGGCCGTGGCTTCAGCAGTGTTACGTGCCGTGCGATCCCATCCCCGACGCCGGGGCGATGCTGCTGGCGCTGGATCAGCTGCAGGTCTACCAGCGCCCACAGGAGGGCCGGCGCTACGTGATTGGCGCTGACCCGGCCGAGGGCAACCCCAACAGCGACATGAGCGCGCTGCGGGTGCTGGACGCCGACACGGGCGAAGAGGTAGCGGCGCTGAGCGGGCTGTTTGAGCCGAGTGTGTTCGCGGGACACATCGCCGCGCTGAGCCGGGCCTATCACGGGGCGGGGGCACTCATCGAGCGCAACAACCACGGACACACTGTGCTGCTCTGGCTTCGCGACCATGCGCCGGACGTGGCGCGGCTGCCGGGCCTGGACGGGCGCGACGGCTGGCTGAGCAACAGTATCGGCAAGGTGCAACTCTACAACGACATTGCCAGCGCGCTGAAGGATCAGCAGGTGGTGGTGCATCACCTGACGACCTACCTGCAACTGGCAAGCATCAACGGCGCGACGCTGCGGGCGCCGAAGAGTGAGATGGACGACGACGCCGACGCCTTTGCCCTGGCGCACATGGCCCGCTCACGGGCGCTGGTGACGCAGGGGCAGGCCGGCGGGAGCAGCCGCAACCATAGCAACCGCGTACGGTCGCTGTTAGGAGGGAGGGAGTAAATGCCGCGCTACTTTGACCAGGAAGGGGACTTCGAGGAGGTATCGCCGGTGCATACGCCACTATTCGCAAACGACGGCGATAAATACCGGGTGCGTGTGCCGGAGTCGCCGAAAGACAAAGCGATGAACGATGTTATCCGGGCACTGCGCGACCGGCGCGCAGCACGGGCGGCGCTTGGGGCGGAAGTGATGCGTACTGAATTATCGCTACCGCACGGCAGTTCAAACGGGCCGCGCTATCGGCCGCAAGCCGTTGAACACGAACGCGCTGTACAAGAAGCTGAGGAGCGATTGAACGCGGCGCTGCAAGCGCTGGAGGACGCACTCTGATGCAGACGACGGAACAGAGCCATGTGGCGAATGGCCCGGACGGCGGCGCACTGTGGAAGATCACGACGGGCGACGTGACGCGCTACGAGGTGATCTATCAGGACGACCGACCGACGATCAGCGCGCCGCCCGATCCGCTACCGGCGTGGGCGTCTCAGATGCTCGTTCGTACCGTGATTGATGATGCGGCGAAGGTGTTTGCACAGGCCACAACGAAAACAGCGGAAGCGTTAGCTGAAATGAAGGCGGCGATGAAGACAACCACGGCGGAGAAGCACCAGGACGAGCAGTTGATGTATTCGCTGTTCGGCGGCCCACCGCGCAACCGGGCGGAACGACGCCGATGGGCGCGCATCCAGAAGAACGAGCGGGCGCGCAAGCATGCGCAGCAGCAAGGGTAGACGCGATGCCAATGACATCCGTAATGCGGTTTGGGCCGGATACGACCATCTCCGTTTCACGGGACGGCAAGGATTGGACTCCGCTTCCTGGCGTAGTCACAGACACGATCCGGTTCACCTCGCCTGATCCCGCGACACCAGACAAGGTGCTGACCTACGACGATCTCGTGCTTATAGACGGCACACTCATTCGCTACGCATCAACGTCGTTCAAAGTCCGGCTCCACGGACTGCACAAGAGCCATCCGCTGATCAAGGTACTGGGCATCCGATGGCCGTCGAACCGCCGGGCCGCACGCCGGGCACACCGTAAAGCCATGAAGAAACGAGGGAGACGATGAGCCCACAAGAAACGATCGCCCGCCTCCGCGCGGCCCTGTTCGGACTGATTGGAGCCGAGACGCCCGAAGAGTTACAGCACATGGACGCGGAGCTTCGGGCAATGTCCGTTCCTGATGCCGACAAAGCTGTGATGCTCGCTGCCATCCAGGCGCTGCTCGACACCGATCCGGCAAAGGAATCCGAGCGGCGCCGGGCGATCCTCGAACGAGAAAACGAGCTGTATCGGGCGATGGAGAACGACCCCGAATAGAAAGCGGAGCGGGCAAAACTCGACAGCAACGAGATATTTAATGCGGCGCGAGCCGTACGGATGCTGGCCCGCCTTCTTGATCAGGGGTGCATATGCGACGTACCACACCGGAATATCCTGAGTACGTCATTGACGTTCAGGGCGGGCCATACGGAATAACCAATGGAGAGCACACGGATCTGACGGTGTGCATCATCCATGTTGCCGCATTGTTCAATATACAACGCGAGTTGCGCACGCCCGAAACGGAGTAGCCCTATGACGCTCATTGGCCGGTTCAACCGCTGGTTCCAACGCCTCCCGACGCCGGACGACCCGGAGCGCACCACGTCCGACGAGGTGCCTCGTCCACGTCCGAAGCCGGCCGACCTCGGCGCGAAACTCCGCGCCCGTGACGAGCGGCGCGCCCGCATCGAGGACTGCCGCAAGATGCGCCGCAGCGACCCGCGTGCGCGCGGCGTGATTGCGACCGTGGCCCGCGACGCCGTGCGCGGGGGCGTGCAGATTACCGTGGAGGACGGGCCGACGGCGGAACGGGCGCAGGAAATCGCCGACGCGCTGATGCTGCGCCTCAAACTCAATCACCGGCTGGACGACTGGCTCCGGCTGGCGTTTGATGACGGCGATCTGTTCTTAGAGCATGGCGTGGATAGCCAGAACCGGATTGCGCTCGTCACCCGCAAGCCCACGCTGGAGATGCGCCGGCACAGCGACTACACGGATCGGTTTGCCGATCCAACCGCCGCCTACTGGATGGGCGAGAGCTGGGACGACACGCCGCCGCGTGATGCGATCTGGTTCGCCCAGTGGCAGATCACGCACGCCCGCTGGGATCACGACGACGGCCAGCGCTACGGCTTTCCGCTGTTCGGCGCCGCCCGCGACTCGTATCTGCGGATGCGCGAAGGCGAGTACGACGTGGCCGTGCGACGGAAGACGCGCGCCGGCCTACGCTTTGTGCATAAGCTCATCGGGGCCAACGGGGATCAGGTCGAGGCGTACAAACTCCGTAACCAGGACACCCTGGACGATCCGAACATCGCGCTGGCCGACTTCTTCATCAACGGCGAAAACGGCAGCGGGATCGACGCGGTGCAGGGTGACGCCAACCTGGACGCAATCGGCGATGTGCTGCACCAGATGCGGACGTGGGCGATCGCGGCGCCCATCCCGCTTCCGTTGATCGGCTACGGGGAGAACATTAACCGGGACGTGCTGAAGGAGCAGCAGGATCAGTACAACCGGGCGCTCGGTGAGGTGACAAGTTGGGCCATTGGCGACATTGTGGAGCCGCTGGTGCGCCTGCAATGGCTGCTGTTGGGCATCTACCCCGAGTCGCTGACCTATACCATCAGCCCGCCGTCGATGGATGTGCTGACGGCGACGACGGCCCGCGACGCGGCCGATGCCGCGATCAAGCTGAAGGCGGCCGGCCTGCCGCCGGAACAGTTGTGGCCGCTTGTGGCGCGACTCATCCCCACGCTGGATGCGCAGGCCGTGCTCGATACGCTGGTAGAGATGAACGCGTTGGAGCCGAGCGAGGCGGCGCGGCTGGCACAGGAGGCCGGGGCGTTGCAGGGGGTGCAGATGCAGCGCATGGGGCAGGTGCTGAAGGTCTTGAAGGGGGGCGCATGAACCCACTGCTTCCCCTCAGTCGGCACGGCGTGCGCTGGGGCATCTGGCGCCGGGGCGTGCTGCGCACCGCCACCGCCGACATGCACGGGGACGCGACCGAGCGCCGCCGTTCAGGTCAAATCCAACGCGGACACACGGCGGATCGGCTGTTTGGCGCGGTCATGCTCGTGCAGCGTGGCCGGCTGTCTTATGCCCAACTGAGCAGCGCACTCACGACCAATATGCAGGTTGCCGAGCGCAACGCCCTGCTCACCGATGTGGCGCTCTCGCTCCTGCTGCCTGCGTGGGAGCAGCGCGGGGCGTGGTTCGCGGACGGGGTGAAGCAGGTGAGCAGTTACCCGCTGCACCTCGGGACGGCTGAATGGCTCCGGGTGCAGGTGGAGATGACCGCCCGCGACGATATGCCGCAGTACGGTGTGTCGCCGGTTGCGTGGCCGACGCCGCACACACGAGCGCGAATCACCGTCTCGCCACCGCCGACGGGGTGGATACATTGCACGCTGGAATGGAGGGACTGATGCGACCGATGAACGAACTTGCCGACACGATCACGCTGGCCCAGCGCTACGGCATCACGGCGCAAGAGGTGGACAGTTACCGGACGTGGGCCACCGACGCCGATCTGGTAGAGGCCGCATGCGGGGCGCGGGCAGGCGGTATCAGTCACCTGACGATCCTTCAGGCCATCCGCGACGGGGTCACGACGGAGCGGTTGCGGGCGATGCGGACGCTGAACGAGGGCTAGATGAGTGACCCGCTCGACAGCCTGGAGCTTGACCTGTTACCGGACGCCAGTCAGACCGCGCTGATCCGGCTGAACCTGTACGTGACGGGGCGAGTGCATGCGCTGCTGCTTGATGTGCAGGAGACCGGCGTGCGGGCCATTCGGCGCAACACCGCCGCAGACGGCAGCGTGCCGGCAGAAGCCTACTTCGGCATCATGCGGGCGTTGAACGAGGCATGGGACGCCGCCTTCCCGGCGTACGAGCGCCTGCTGAACCGGGCGCTGCGCCATGCCGCGGCTATTCCGTACGGCGTGCTGGCGGTGCAGCATGACGCCTTCTTCGGACAGGTGGGCGGCACGACGACCGAAGCGGTGATCGGCGCAGGGCGGGCGCTCACCGCCGACCTAGACGATCTCCTGAATGCGGCCCGCGACCGATCGCTGGGCGGGCGCAATTTGAGTCAGCGCCTATGGCGACTCGACCGCGACGCGCGGCAGGGATTAGACGAGACGATCATCAGCGGCGTCGCGCGGGGGAAGAACGCGGCGTCGCTGGCATCCGACTTGGAACAGTTCCTTGGCGCCGGGGCGGGCTGCCCCCGCTGGACGACGCAGCGCCTAGCGCTCACTCCCGGCCAGATTGCCGCCGGCGATCTCACCGGCCTCGTGAGCGGCAGCCCGTGCGATGCCCGCGGGGTCGCGTACAACGCCCTGCGCCTGGCCCGGACGGAACTGAGCGCGATCCATCAGGCCGGCGCCGCGCGGGTGGCGGCACGGACGCCCTGGGTAACGGGTGTGCAGATCAAACTCTCCGGGTCGCACCCCAAGCCCGACATTTGCGATGTGCATGCCGGGGGAGGCCCGAACAACGACGGCATCTACCCGAAAGGCAATCAACCCGTGCCGCCCTATCACGCCAACTGCATGTGCTATCAGGCGGCCGTGCTACTGAACCCGGCAGACGTGGCGCGGCAGATCACCACGTATCTGGCCGACGGGCGGGACGCAGCCTATGAGGCGTATCGCTCCTGGTTGGGCGTGGCCCGCGACGCCCTGGCCCGTCTGCGTCTCGCGCCGCTTATGGCCGGCGCACTCACGGCATGGCTTACCAACGAACCTGACAAGATGGAGGACACCATTGGATCAGATCCCGACTAACGCACCTGCCGATCCGTGGGTGCCCATCACCGCGCGCCTGCTCGTCACCCCGATCGCCTACTACGACCCGACCACCCATCGCATTCGCGTGCATCGCCGCTGGCATGGCCGGAAGGTGTGGGGCGAAAACACACTCCCGCCGCCGAACCCATCCGGCGATCCCGAAGTGTGGGTGAAGGTCTTCGCCGACGATGCCTGGATGCTTCTGTGTGAGTACAACCCGGTATTGCATCGCATTCGCCGCCGTATCCGGGTGCATGGCGATCCGTGGGAACCGCGCGCCAACCTTCCAGCACGCCGTACGGAGATCGTACGGACGGCGCAGGAAGCCGCAAATGATGATACGGATCAGGTACGGACGCCTGACGGATAACGCGCCAAGTTGCGTTCATATTGACATTCGTGCTATCATCTGCATCAGACACACGCCCATCGTGTCTGACAATGCGGTGTGGAGCAGCAGTAGCTCGCTGGGCTCATAACCCGGAGGCCGTCGGTGCAAATCCGACCACCGCGACCAATGCCCACAATTAAGCGGGGCGTCGGGAGGTAGGGAACTGCGGAGGGCGGCGCAGACGGTGCTTTGCACACTGCCGGCAGAACGTCTGCATCATGCCAGATACCGGCCCCGGTTCCCACCCCAAGTGCTCGTGATTGCGAGTGGCCCGACGCCAGCCACACTGATGATCTACCGCCGTAGATCAACGGCGCGCCGGGCGGGTGCAGAGCCCGCCCACAACTCTATCTCCCCCTCGCACCTTTCCGGTGCTTTCTCACCCGCGCCCCTGCTGCGCCCCACGCGTACAGGGGCGTTTGCATGCGCAGGAAACAGGCCCGAGGCACCCCACTGATTGAGGCGGCCCGTGCCGCCCTCCCCGCCGATCGTCGTCACCTGGACGAGCTCGTGAAGGGCTCGCTTGACTACACGATGGCGATGATCCGCAGCGCGTTCTACCGCGCGTTTCGCGGGCTCCATGACAACTACGCCATGGAGGACTACCTCTACATCGAAGAGGTGTTCGCCGATCACCTGATCGTCAAGCACTCCAAGCTTCCCCCGGATGAGTACTACTACGTGGCGTTCCAGCCGGACGGCGAAGGCTCCTACACCTTCACCCCCCGCGATCAGTGGGAAGTGGTGGAGTTGACCTACCGCATCCAGGCCACCGAGTCGGCCCAGCGCCGCCAGTCGGTGCAGCGCGACGCGGCGGCGGTCGATCTCACTGAGGAGATCCAGATTGTCGATTTGGGCGAGGCCGACCGCAAGACGGGTGCGCGGAAGATTCGCGGCTACGGCATCACGGCGGAAGTCGTGAACGCGAACGGGCGACGCTATCGGCGGCCGGTGCTGGAGGCGGCGCTGAACGAGGCCCGCCAGCGGAAGAACGAGTTGGGTGCCCGCGCCGTGCTGGGTGAGGATCAGCACCCCAGCGACAAGGGCCAGCGCCCGGCGTTCCTGGAGACGATCGTCCGCTGGGATGACTGGCTGATCGAGTCGGACGGGCGCGTTGCCGTGGAAGGCATCATCGTCCCGACGAGCAAAGGCCGCGATGCGATCACGCTGATGGAACACAAGGTGTTCCCTGGTCTGTCGCAGCGGGCATGGGGCTATGCCGAGCGCATCACCCTCAACGGTGAGCCGGTGGACGACATCACCGAATTACATATTTCCGGGTACGACTTGGTGCTTGAACCCAGCGACCCAAATGGAGTTGTAGCCGTACTGGAGTCGCGCCGCCATCCGGCCGCCTCCGCTCATTCGCCCAAGGAGGCACCGACCGTGGAAGAGAACGAACTGACGCTGGATGCGCTGAAGGCGAAGTACCCGGATCGGGTGCGCGAGATTCTGGCGGAGGCCGATGCCGCCCGGCGCGACGCGGAGCACAAGAAGCTCCAGGAGCAGGCCAAGGCCGACGCCATCCGCGAAGAGGCCCGCCGCGAAGCGCTGGAAGAGGCGCGGAAGCAGCACGCCGCCGAACTGGCGAAGGTGCAGGCCGAGAAGCAGGCGCTGGAAGAGGCCGAGCAGAAGCGGCTCGTGGCCGATCACATCGCCAAGACGGTCGGCGCGATTGAGTCATACGACGAAAACGTGCGCACCAACCTCATCGCCGACGTGCAGGCCGACAACCCCAAGACGATCGAAGAGGCCGACGCCGTGCTGAAGCGCCGCCGCGCCACGATCGACGCACTGTTGGCCGGGAAGACGCTGGAAGATCAGGGCCGCCGCCCGTCAGGCACGGGCCGCATCGAGGCTGCGCCGGTGATCGAGCGCGCCACGGGTCAGCCCGCCTTCGCCCGCGTGAGCATCGAACTGAACGAGCAGATGCGGCGCCGGGGTCTCGGTGCGCCGGCGCGGCAGGCCAACGCGCCGCAGAACCGCGCCGACGTGCTGGCCGAGTCGATGCTGCGCCGGTTTGACACAATGTACGGGCGGCAGTTGCAGGCGGAGGCCGAACTGTTCGAGGCGAACACCACCGGCGACTTCAACATCCCCTACAGCGTGAGCCGCGCAATCATCGCGCAGGCGGTGCCGCAGCTCGTCGCCGCGCAGGTGTTCGACGTGGACACGATCGACACGAACCCGACGCTGGTGTTCTACGAGAGCTTCGCCTACGAGACCGGCGGCCAGCCGACCGTAACGGCGGAGACCGTCTCCGCCGTGCTGAACGGCTGGGCGAACCTCGCAAACAAGCGGGTCAACGTCGGGTCGGTGACAGTGACGAACGCTGCTGCCGATGTGACCTACGTTGAAGGCACGGACTACGTGATCGACTACAGCAACGGCCGCATTCGCGCCATTGCGACGATCACCAACGCGCAATCGATCCGTGTGACCTACACCTATCAGGCGATGCGCAAGGGTGAGAACGTCGGGATCGAGCGCGGCAAGGCGCAACTCGATCACGTCACGCTCACCTGTGCAGCGGATCGTCTGGCGACGGACATCACGCGTGAGGCGGTGCTCTTCTCGCAGAGCCAGCAGGGCTACGACGCCGTGACGCGCTCGATCCAGATGCTGATGGAGCGCATTATGCGCAAGATCGACGGCGACCTGTTCCTGGCAGGTCTGGAGCAGTCGCTGCTCGTGGCGAACAACAGCGGCGGCACCTGGACGGCAGCCAGCGAGACGCTGGCGAAGCTCGTCGGTCATATCGGCGCGGCGAAGGTCAAAGTGCAGAACCGCTTCTATGAGCCGACCGGCATCGTCATGAGCGTGACGAACCACGACCGGCTCACCAACCCGGAGAACAACTTCCACATCTTCGGCGTGAACGGCGTCGGCCGCGACGCTGCCGGCATGCTCACCGTGAAGGGTCTGCCGGTCTACGGCACGACCAACTTCCGCGACGACTACGTGCTGGTGGTGCATCGGGAGTTGGTGCAGCACCGGGTATACCAGCCGCTCACGATCTTCGGGCCGTACCCGGCGTACGACTCCAACGGCCTGCTGAAGGCCAATGAGCAGTACTACGTCGAAGAGTTCAATGGCCGCGTCACGCCCATCCCGCAGAAAGGCGCCTACGTCAAGATCGCCTAATTGCCGCCTGAACGCGGCTGAAAGGAACCGCTGATGCAGTGGACGATACGCAATATCGGGAGTGGCCCAGTGGTCGTCGGGGCCACGTACCTCGATCCCGGCGAAACCCGCGAGGTGACGGAGGCCGAGGCGCGCCGACTTGCGCTGGCCCGCCCCGATGAAATCGCCTTGGTAAACCCGCCCGGTGCCCTGGAGCCGGGGATGGCCGCAGAGACGAGCGGCGACGGCTCTGGTGAGTTGCTGCCGCCCGCTGATACGACCGACCTGCCCGCTCCCGCGAAGACGGCCCCGATTGCTCCGGCGAAGCGAGGGCGGTAACCGATATGGCGCTGGCGCTCACAACGCTCACGAATCGGCTGCTGGACGACGTTCCCCGCGTTGCGGGCGTCCCCACGGACGATCAACTGCTGGACGCAGTCCGCGACGCCGTCAGCGCCTACAGCATGCTCGTGCCGGCGCCCCGCATCGTGCCGCTGACCATCACCGCCGGAACGGCCACGTACGCCGCGCCGGCGGACATCCTGCGCATTCGGCGGCTCTACGGCATGGGCGTGGAGCAGGGGCCGCTGATTACGCCGCAGGGCATCCTGCCCGCGCCGACGGACGGATGGCCGAACGAGCGGGTGACAGTTGCGGCGGGCATCATCACCATCACGCCCACGCCTGCCCACAGCAGCGTCCGTGATCTGGACTACGACGCGATCCATCTGCTGGATGAGACCACCGAGACGTACCCCACGCTGAGCGATACGGACGGAAGGGTCATCATCCTCAAGGCGCGCGCCAACGTCTTGCGCCTTCAGGCCACCGCCACGGCGCGGCAGGCATGGAGCTACCAGCAGGGCGACGAGCGCGTGAGCAAGGAAAAACTCAGCGCGGCGCTGCGTGATCAGGCCGATGATCTGGAGCAGCAGTTCAGCGCGGCGGTACAGCAACTTCAGGCGGCGCAATCGAGTGATGGCCGCGCCATCCCTTACGGCAGCCGCGCCCGCATCGCACCCACAGGACGGCAGGTATGAGCGACTACGGCCTGATGGACAACGACGACTGGGCACAAATGCGCGCGGATCTGGCTGCGGCGCGCGCCGACAACTTGGTGACGATCGCCATCCTGAACCGCCCCGCCGCCCCGCCCACGCAGACGGTGCGGATCGTCGGAATGGGCGGACAGGGCAGTCGGAAGCAAAGCGACGAGGCGGGGGAGGCGCGGGGCGGGGTGCTCGTGAAAGGCGATCGCGGTCTGGACATCCAGGAAGGCGACGAGTTCTTCCACGAGGGTCAGCGCTACCGGGTGCGCTTCGTTGACCCGCAGCGCATCGCCCGCATGTCGGCAGAGGCGGAGGCATTGCAGTGAGCATCAGCTCCACATGGAACGGCACGCCAGCCGACATTGAGCAGGCCACGTTCGCCTACCTGCGCCGCACGGATCGGCGCCTCGACCGCCTGATCCTCGATATTCAGGAGCTTATCGAGCGCACTGCCCAGGCCGACGCGAAATGGACGGATCGCACGGGCGACGCCCGCGCCGGTCTCACCTGCACCGCGCTGAGTACCGCAGCAGCGCAGGACATTGTGCGGATCGTGCTGTTTCACAGCGTGTCGTATGGCGTGTTCCTGGAACTTGCCCACGGCGGAACCTACGCGATCATCATGCCCACGTTGGAAAAACTGGCGCCGACGATTCGCGGCATGTTGCAACGGGTACTGGAGCCATGATGGACGCACTTATTACACAGTTGCAGGCCGACGCTGCGCTTGGGTCGCTTCTCCCCGGCGGGATTTATGCGAAGAGCGCCGTGGGGGAGATCAGCCGAAGCAGCACGCCGGCCGCATTCGACGCCCAGCGCGGCCTGCGTCCGTGCATGCTCGCGGCCTCCGGGCCACTTACGGGCGACCCGGTGGTTCCGGGTGCGGCGCGGCAGATCGTGCGCCTCTTTTTCTACGAATCACAGGGAGCTTCCGCGATCGAGCCGGCACGCCGCCGCGCCTACACGCTCCTGTCCGGAACGACGTTCTCCGGCAGTCAGGACGCGATATACGAGGTGACGTGGGCGGATGACGTGCTGGACGCCCGCGACGACGCGCTGAGGAGTTCGCTAATCGTGAGCCGCTATGAAGTGGCGATGCGGAGACTGTCATGAGAGTGCGCTATACCGGATATGGCCTGGTGCGCCGCGTCGTCGGCGATTACACATGGCACGGTGATGCGGGCGCATGGGTGCAAGACGTTGCGGAGTCGGCGCTGCTCGCCGAACTGCTGACATCCCCCGGCGCCGAGTTTGTGATTGCCGACGACGACCCGCTCGTCCTGATCGGACTCACGACCGATCAGTGCGCAGCGCTGGCGCTGGCTGGTGTTGCCAGTGCTGCTGATCTCGCCGATATGCGCCCATCTTCGGCGCTTGCTGACGCCCTTTCGGTGTCGTTGCCCACGCTGCGCGGCTGGTGTGACGCGGCCCGCAATGCGACCAAGACATCGAAAGGACAATCTGCATGAGCCTCTCCGGGCCGGTTGCACCGTATGGCATGCGCAAAATCACCATTGTTCCGCCTACCGGTTCTGCGGTAACGCTGCCGTGGGCGCGGACGATGAAGTGGGCCGAAGAGCCCGAGACCGCCGAGTTGGAAGGCGACGACACGGTTGTTGCTTCGGTGACCTTCCTCAAAAAGATCGACTGGGAGCTCGAAGCCGGCGGTATCAGCCTCGAAGCCTACGCCGCACTCACGGGCCGGACGGTGACCGCCGCCGGCACGACCCCGAACCGCACCAGCACGCTGAAACTGCGGGGCGGCGACGCCTACCCGTATGTGAAGATCTACGGCCAGGTAATCACCGACGCGGGCGACGTGCACATCAAGTTCTGGAAAGCGAAGCTCTCCAACATTGAAGGCGAGTTCAAGGGTGGTGAGTTCTTCGTCACCAAGGCCACCGGTGTGGCGCTCGAAGATACGACCAACGGCATGGTCGATATTGTGCGCAACGAGACCAGCACGAACCTGCCGACGACCTAGTCTGCCGCAGTCCGACGCGGCCCATGATCCGCTCGGGGGATGGTGTTCCATCCCCCGCCGCTCCCAAGGAGAGCTTGTATGCCCACGCAATCCCCGCCAACCATCAGCAATCTCGCCGAATGGCGCAAGTTGCGCACGATCACCCACACGACCGCCGACGGCCTGGTGCTCACGCTCCGGCAGGCCAGTGTGCTTGACCTGGCCGAGCAGGGGGCAATCCCGCAGTCTATCCTCGGCACGCTTACCGGTTTGCAAGGCAAAAGCGAAGCTGAATCGCAGACGATTGCGATGGAGCACATGGACGCACTCGCCGCAACGATTAACGCCGTCGTGTGCGCGATGGTGCGCCGCCCGGCCGTCCTGAGCCTGGCGACTGCGCAAAGCATCGTCCAGCGCGTCGCAGAGACCTACAGCGGCGAGGTGGAAGAAGCGCAAGTGGCGCAGTAGCTAGACGACGCCGCTCAGGGTGAGGATGTGCCCGAGTTGGCGGGGCCGGAGCGGGCGTTTCTGGTGCAGCGCTACACGAACAGCCTGCTCGTGACGGAAATCCCCTGGGATGATCGGATGGCTATCTTCACGCTCGCCACGTCGGGGGTTGGCCCCATCGCCGCGTTTCCTGCATCGGCATCCTGACGAGGCGGCGATGCTGGACGCCGTCGCACAACGCTACGGCTGCCGACCAAGCGCGGTGTTGCGCGGCTCGTGGCACGACTACATGCTGGATGTTGCCGTGCTGACGCAGGCACTCAAGCACAACGAGCAAACCCAGCCGACGGAAACGAAGCGCGGCGCCGCGTCCCGCCCGGATCTCAGTCGCACGCCGCAGACCTTTGCCGATCCGCTGGAGACCTTGCCGCAGTACGGCAATGTCGGCCCCATCCGCACGATGGCGATCCCCGAAGACGGGATCTGGTAAGTCACCGCGCCCTCTGGCGCCCCCCCGCTTCGCGCCCCACTCCACGCGGCGCCTCAGCCACCTATGAGGCGCCGCCCCCATGTCCAACCTCGGATCGGTTTCCGGCAGCATCCGCCTGGATGTCTCAAGTCTTCGCCGCGCGGCGAAGACGGTCGCCGATTCCTTCAAACAGATACAGGATAGCTATAACGCACTCAGTGCAACCGCGCAGGCTGCCAGCACGCGAATCAATCAGGCACTCAGTGCGCTTGGGTCGAACCCCGGCGGCATCACGCGAGTAAATCTGGAACTGCGCACGCTGGATCAGCAGTTTGCGCAGACGGCGCAGGCCGCACAGCAGGCAGGGCGACAGGTTGCAGTCGGCACCCAGCAGTTCACCCGCGCCGGGCCACAGGCACAAAGTGCCGTCGGCGGTGTGAAGGCGCTCGAAACCGGCCTCCGCAGTCTCGGCGGCGTGGCCGGGACGGTAGCCGCACAGGTAACGAGCGCGGGGCGGCAGATCCAGCAGGCCGGGCAGAACATGGCCGCGACCGGCGGCATTTTGACGGCTGCCATTAGCGTGCCGCTGGCGGCCGTGGGCGGCAGTGCCATCCAAATGGCCGCTGAGTTTCAGCGGTCGCAGAACGTCCTGCAGGCCACGACCGGTGCCACCGAGGCGCAGATGGCGGCGCTGCGGGCGGAAGCGATTGCGCTCGGTTCTGACATCTCGCTCCCCGGCACATCGGCAGCAGACGCGGCCACAGCGATGCTGGAATTGGCGAAGGCCGGTGTCAGCGTTGAAGACACGATCGCCGCATCGCGAGGTGTACTCCAACTTTCCGCTGCCGCCCAAACCGACAATGCGACCGCCGCCCGCCTGACAGCTGCGGCCCTCAACACCTTCGGCCTCAGTGGCGATCAGGCCACCGTCGTGGCTGATCAACTGGCCGCCGCTGCAAACGCCTCATCAGCCAACATCACCGACCTGGGTGACGGTCTGGCCCAGGCAGGTTTTGCGTTCGCCTCACTCACCGGCGACATTTACCCGGCAGAGCAGGCGGTGCTCGACCTCAACACGGTGCTGGCCGCCCTCACCAAGTCGGGCCTGTCGGGCAGCGACGGTGCAACCGCAGTTAAGAACGCAATCATCAAGCTCCAGGCGCCGACCGAGGCCGGAGCCGCCAAACTGCGCGAGCTCGGCATTGCCACGACTGACGCGCAAGGGCGGTTCCTGCCCTTCCAGCAACTCCTGGCGAACGTAGAAGCCGGACTGCGCGGTCTCACCCCGGCCCAGCAGGCCACTGCGCTCAATACCATCTTCCTTGCCGATGGTATGAAGGCGATCATTCCGCTCCTAAGTTTAGGGACGGAAGGGTTCGCCGCGCTTCAGTCGCAGATCGGGCAAGCGGGCGTCGCGTCCCGGCAGGCCGCCGCGATCAACTCCGGGCTGCTCGGTGCGCTCGACGGTCTGAAATCCACGCTGGAAACGGTTGGCCTCACGCTGGCCGAGCCGTTCCTGGGGCCGCTCGAAAATGCGGTGCTGGCAGTGGCCGGGCTGGTCGATCGTATCACCGAGCTCAACCCGGCCATCACAAACGGCGTGCTGGCCTTTGCCGCCGTCGCCGCTGCGGCCGGCCCGCTGCTCCTGGTGATCGGCGGACTGGGTACAGCGTTCGGGTTCCTGCTCAGTCCCGTGGGCGCGTTGGTTGCGATCATCGCCGCGCTGGCTGCTGCTTTCGCCAGCGGCGTGGTGCAGTTGAGCATCTTCAACCCGGTGCTCGATCAGCTTGCGCGGCTGGCAAGCATTGTCGGCGGAGTCCTGGTTGGTCTCATTGGCCCGGCCCGTTCGTGGGGCTCGGGCCTGGTGAATGCGTTCGCCGACGGCATGGCGGCTGCCGTGGGTGCCGTCGCCAGTGCGCTGGCCGTCATTGGCGACATGGTGAGCTACTGGCTCACCCCTGGATCACCGCCGCCGCTGCTTCCTGACTTGGATACATGGGGCACGGAAGCCGCGCAGGTCTATCTGGACGGCTGGGGGAAAGCCGATCTCTCTGCGCTCGACACGCTGGGTCGCGGCATCGAGAGCATGATCCGCAGCGCCGGGGCGGCGGCCGGCGACAGCGACCAGGACATCCTGAGCCGCGTCGTCGGGAGCGAAGCGGCGATCACGGCGGCCATCACTGAGTTGCGTGAGGCCGGGAGCGTCAGCGAGTCCACGTTCGCCGCGATTCGTGAGGCCGCCGGCCCAGCCGGCGAAGCGGCGGAGCGGCTGGCCCGCGCCTACATCGCCACGCTCGAAGCCAGCCAGCGACTCAACGAGGCGCAGCGGGATCAGCGGGCGGCCGGCACGGCGGTTGCACAGGCACAGGTTGCTCTCGCACAGGCCATTGCCGGCGGCAACCCGCAACTGATCGCCGAACGGCGGGCCGCACTCGCCGCCGCGCAGGCCAAACAGCGCGAAGCTGCGCAGCGCGTCGCCGCCGCGAAGCAGGCGCAAGAGGCGGCGCAGGGGCAACTCGAACAGCAAGAAGCGCTGAACAAGGCCAACGAGCGGCAGAACCAACTGCTGGCCGAACAACGGCGCCTGGAGGGACAGCAACAACGGGGCGGCGGAGGCGGAGGCGGGGGCAAAGCGCCGAAGGCGGAAGGGCTCACCGAAGAAGAGCGGGCCGCGCAACGCGCAGCGGCGGCCCAGCGCGAGTACGAACTGAGCGTCGCCAGCAGCGAAGAGAAACTGGCGCGCCTGCGCGAAGAGCTTGCCGCCACAACTGAGGGCAGCGAGGAGTACTACCGCAAGCTGGGCGAAGTGTCGCGCGCCGAGCAGCAGGTGCAGCGCGAACAGGAAGCACGCGTTGCGGAGCAAGAGCGGGAAGCCAAGGCACTGGCGGATGCGCAGTTTGCCTACCAACTGGCAACCAGTGACACCGCTGGAAAGCTCGATCTCCTGCGACAGAAGCAGCAAGGACTCAGTGCAGACAGTGCTGAATACTATCAGGTCGCGCAGCAGATTGCGGGCCTGGAGGATCAGCAGCGCCGGGAAGCGGAGAAGGCGGCAAAGGAGTCGGGCAGCGGGCGGGCCGCTGGCGGTGGGGGCGGGGGCGGCGGAGGCGGCGCGCTGGGGGCGCTGGCGGGCGAAATCACCAGCCCGTTCGCGGCGATTGGCGAGTCCGTTACCCAGGTACGCGAGACCTTCGATAAGGCGGCGGAGGCCGCGAAGGGTGCGCTTGATCGGATCGGCAGAGCCGCCGAGATGCCGAAGCAGGCGATTGACCGCATCGGCGGTGCCGTCAACGGACTGCCGCAGTTCTTTACCCAGGTCATTCCGCAGGCCATCGCCGGGCTGCTGGGCGCCGTGCCGGGACTGATTGCGACCGGGCAGCAACTCCTGTTGGGCTTGCTCGAAGGGCTGCGCCAGCAACTCCCCGGCATCCTCGGCTTCATGGGCGAGGTGGGCGCAAATGTGATCGGCGCCGTCGGCGGGCAACTGCCCGGCATCATCGGCGCACTGAAGGCGTGGTCATTCGCGTTCCTGAATTGGATCGTTGAGGCCGGCCCGGAGATGCTGACGACCTTCGCAATCTTCGTCGGCACGCTCCTGACGGCGATTGCTCAGCAAATCCCAGGGATTGTGTCCGCACTCGCACAATGGGGCGCCGAGCTCTTTCAGTGGATCGTCACCAGCGCGCCGCAGATGCAAGCGCAGTTTCTTGCGCTCGTTTCCCAGTTTTATGGCTGGATTGCAGCACAGGTTCCGGGAATTGCCAGCACGCTAGGACAGTGGATCATCGCTTTCATTTCGTGGGTTGGCCCGGCGGCGGCTCAACTCATCCTGACACTGGGTATTCTCTACGGCGAGTTCCTGGGATGGCTAATTGACCAGATCCCCGGCATTGTCAGCACCTTAGCGCAATGGGTTCCTGCCTTCATCTCCTGGGTTGTCGTTGCGCTGGATGAACTACTGAAGGCACTCGGCACCGTCATTAGCGGGATCGAAACGTATCTTGGCGGGCAAGTCGATCTGATCGTGCGTTCGGCGGCCGGCATCGGCAAGGCCATTGTCGATGGCATTCGTAACGGCATCAACGCCGGGTGGGACGCCCTCCTGCGCTTCGTTGCGCAGAAGGCGAACGACTTGTTGGGCGCAGCGATGAAGGCGATCGGCGCCGCGTCGCCTTCCAAGCGGTTCCGTGATGAGTTCGGGCGCTCCATTCCGCAAGGCGCGGAGCTCGGCATCGACGCCGAGTCCGACCGCCCGCTGAACGCCGTCCAACGCATGGCCCGCAGCCTCCTGAACGTGCGCATCCCGCTTCCCACGATCGACAGTACGTCTGCCGTTGCCAGCATCCTGGCTGCCCAGCGCGCGCTGCCGCTGGCGGCCGGAGCGAGCATCGCAGCATCCGCCGTCGGAAGTAGCGCAACAGCGGCACCGCAAGGCGGAGGCGACACCTACATCGAGAGCATTCCTATCACGGTGACGACTCCGGCGATTGCCAGCATCGTCGATGGTCGACGCCTTGGGAAAGAGATCGCCGAAGAGTTCCGTTACCAAATGAAGAAGCGGGGCGTGTGATGACCATCATCGCCTCGGACAACTTCAACCGCTCGAACGGCGGCGTCGGCGGGAACTGGACGAACCGCGTCGGGACGTTTTTCGTCAACACCAACTCGTGTCGGAAGAATGACGCGGGCGGGGACGGATACGCCCAGTGGACAGGCGCAGGTTCGTTTGAGAATGACCAGTTCGCGCGCGGGACGATCGTGGCGATCGGGCCGAACGTCACGATCGGCGTTGCCGTGCGCGCATCGGCGTCCGGGGCCTATATCCTGGACGCACAGTCCAACGGTATTTTCATCGGGCGGATCACGTCCGGCGGGGTGTACACGCCGCTGGATGACGATGCGCGCACGATTGCGGTCAACGACACCATTGAACTTCAGGCCGAAGGAACGACCCTGCGCGGGTACCACAACGGCAATCTGGTGTTCAGCCTCACCGACTCGACGTACAGCACCGGGACGCCCGGCGTCGGCGGCTACTACGGCGGCGAGAGCGGGACGCGGTCACGAATCGACAACTGGGAGGCAGGAAATCTCACCAGCCCGCCGGTCGAAGAGACGGTCACCGATAGCGGTTCCGGATCGGACGCTGTCACTGGCCTACGCACCGCAACACGCACCGACAGCGGCGCCGGGGCTGATGCCGTCAGCGGCGCACGCGCAGCCACGCGCAGCGACACCGGCGCCGGGGCGGATAGCATCGCCGGCCTGCGCACCGCCAGTATTGCCGATAGCGGCACGGGCGCGGACGTACTCAGCAGCCTGCGCACCACATTCGTCACGCTACCCGACACCGGCGCGGCGGTTGACGATCTCAGCGGCGCGGCAGCGACAACCGCGGCAGACGCCGCCGCCGGCGGTGATGCGGTCAGCGGTATCGCAACGGCAGGCATCAGCGATGCCGCGGCGGCTACGGACGCTGCCGCCGCGGCGCGCCTTGCTACGCTCCCTGACAGCGCCGCTGCGCTCGACACCGCTGCCGCCGCTGCTACGACACCGACGGGCGACACCGGGAGCGCGGCAGATGGTGTCACGGGCGCGGCGGTGGCCGGGCTCAACGATGCCGCAACCGGCAACGATGCGCTTGCCAGTGTCTATGGCCGTCTGGTTACCGATGCGGCCACGAGCGCCGACGAGTTCAGCGCCGAACTGCGCACGACGCTCGACGACACGGCCAGCGGTGACGACGCGATCGCCGTACTCACGGCCGCCGCGCTTGCCGATACCGCAGCCGCGACGGACGCCGCTGCGGCGGCGCGGTTTGCCACGATCGCAGACAGCGCCGGCGCGCTCGACAGCGTCAGCACGTCCGGCGACGGCACGGCCAGCGTTGCGGATAGCGGCGCAGCGACCGACCAGGCGGCGGCACTCCGCACAGCCGCCATCGCCGATAACGGCGCGGCGCTCGACGGCGCAGCGGCAACGTTCGGCGCGCTCGTGTCCGATGCCGGGGCAGGCGCGGACGCTGCCAGCGGCGCGCGTGTGGCGGCCCTCACGGATACGTCCACCGGCGCCGATGCCATCGCCGCACAGCCAGGTGTTGTAGCGAGCGATGCCGGCGCCGCCGCTGATGCCGTCGGCGGCGCCGGGAGCGTGACGATCGGCGATGCCGCCGTTGCGCTCGACAGCATCAGCGCACTCTTCATCGCCGTTGCCCCCGATGCCGCGACCGCCCTCGACACCTGCGCCGCGCAGGCGCCGATACGACCTGAGCCGCCGTATGTGCGTGCGCAGGCGCGGCGGGCGGGCGCAACGGCAGAGATCCGCACCGCGCATGTTTCGGCGCAGGTGCGATCGCCTGCATTTCAGATTGTTCCGGCCGCGCCTGCGGCCAGCGTTACCAACACCGCTCCGGCGGTCATTGTCAGGAGGATCCCGTGATTGATCGAAGTATGAGCACAGACGCGATCGGCGCCGCTATCGGCGGCGACCTGCATGAAGGTCTGAAATGGAAGGGGCGGCTGACTGCCGCTTACTACGCAGGGGATTGGACGGCGGAGCAGATCGACGCGGGTCTGGCCGGCGCGCCGATCGACGTGCGCGAGGCCGACAACATCCTGGTCAATTCCGGCATTGGTCTGCTGCTCGATTTGCTGATCGGCGCAGGCGGAACGACGTTCGGCAACGCCAATGCATACATCGGCATCGGCAACAGCAGCACGGCAGCGGCGGCGAACCAGACCGATTTGATCGGCGCCAGCACGCACCGGCAGGCGATGGACGCGACCTACCCGCAGCGCTCCGGCCAGACGCTCACGTTTCGCGCTACCGTCGGCACCGCCAACGGCAATTTCGCGATCAACGAGGCAGGTGTGTTCAACGCCGCCTCGGGCGGGACGATGCTCAACAGGTTTGTGGAGGATCTCGGCACGAAAACAAGCGCCACATCGCTCCTTTTGACCGTGACGATCACTATTTCGTAGAGGCCGCCATGCCGATCACGCTTCAGTCTCCCTCCGCGATCGAGGGAAGTACCTACATTGTTGATGTGACCATTCACGACGAAACCGGGGCACCGGTCACCCCGGCCACGTTCGCGTGGTCGCTCCTGACGGCGCAGGGGCTCGTCGTGAATGGCCGCGCCGCCGTGCCCGCCACTCCCGATACCCCGGTCACCATTGTACTGAGCGGCGACGATCTCCGGATCGGCGCCGTCTCAGAAGCTCGCCGGCGGCTCCTGATCGAAGCGACCTATCCCAGCATACGCGGCGGCAATCTGCCGATCCGTGATGAAGTCGTCTTTACAATTTGTGGTCTCAAAGGCATCTAACACTACGTTCCACACGTATGCGTAGGAACGCGCATGCGCAGCTAACATGCGCGGGCGCACATGCATGCGCGTCAGACATGCGCGCATGCGCGAGACGCACTGTGCGGGCTTTTGCGGGCCGCGCATAGGCCGGGTGGATAGATGGCACCACTCCCACCCCTTCCGCCCGTCAGCGGCCCGCGCAACCGCCTTCCCGGGCACGTGCTGTCATCTCCCCCGGACGTATGTCTAGTGGATATGGCGTAGGGAGGGAGATCGGCATACCCCCGGGGGGTATGTGCCGCCGGAATATTGAACATACCCATGTAAGAATCCAATTGCATATTAATACATGGGTATTTTCATTATTCAGCCGAACTATTCGGAATGCGAAGCATCGGCCTCTGCCGCATCAG